TAATGAAAAACCATTCTTTATAGAATCAGATTTCATATGGATTAAAAGTATTAATAAAAGATTCTATATAAATATCTATACTGAAGAATATTTTATAGGAACCTATGCTTCTTTTAATGAATCCTTTTGTACTATATTTTTCAAGTACTTATCAAGGTATTCTAATGCTCATTATGATCTATTAGATGAACCTAATAGTCCTTGCGAACTAAAAGGAACACTACCTAACCAACCAATTACAGATGCTAGTATTAATAGACCCGAAAGTTCTTATTAAGGAGGTGTCAGATGACTAAAGAAGAACATAATAAATATGTGGAATCTGTGAAAAGATTATGTAAAAAGTTTAATATAACTCTGAAAGAATATGATGAGCTAAATTCAGCAGGTCTATTCACAAATGACTATCCAAATTGGGTAATATTTGAGGGTAACTATGAGCATCCTGAAGAATACGAATCACCACAAATTTTATATTTTGATGGTGATGATGGTAGAGCAATAATTAAAATTGGTTGTGAAATATTTGATGATGAGGGGGTTAAAATAGAACTGCATGAATGTAACTATTGTGATCTAAAATGGGATATAGTTAAGGAAATTATAGATGAAACAATAATAAGTGATAGAATTTGTACATCTGTAATGTATGAAAAGGATAAGGAGGTAGCATAAATAATAAATTATTAGATAACTCCTTATGAAACTCCTTATTAACTCCTTATTATTTATAGCTTTAATAGCCTATATAAATATATTTTATATACTTTATAAAGCCTATTTAATAATAAATTTTTGATAAGAGAATTTTTCGGAGTGTTTGAAATTTGAGATTAGATAATATATATTCGGACGTATGGTGCTATTTTGCACTCACTTAGTAATGGGAAAAGTAAATGAGTAATTCAAAAATTGAAATCGAAAATGACTTTTTATGGTATCGCAAAGGCGAGAAAATGAGCGACTTAGATGTTCTCTGTATGTTCTGCTTTGTAGCATCTAAATCTATTGCGGCTGATCCATCGAAAAACATTGGCGAGAAACAAGCCAAACAAAAGCTAATGCAACTGATATTCGCTAACACAGGAGTTTTGATAACTGATTCTGGAAACATTAGTACTCGTAAAAATGGTGGATTAGAAAAGGGCGCTAAGGTAAAAATAAATAGGGTTCTTAAAATGGGCTCAGGTGATTTTGATCTAGGAAAAATGATAGAAGAAAAGGATTACTCTAGCGATCTACACCGAGTGCAATTAAAGCAATGGGATGTAACCGTTCCAGCTAGTCTCTCAAGGGTAACCGATGAAGACTTTGAAAGAGCTATTAAAGCTTCAAAACATCACGCGGATATTACTGGTAATCATAGCCTTAGAGAATCTTTAAAGTACGCCTTTAACGGAGTGCACAGAAAAGACAATCCAAAAGCTACGCAAGCCCAAGTAGTTGAGCCTACCAAGGTAGATCTTGAGGACGCTAGAAATCTGCTGTAATCGTTAACTTTCAATTCGGTACTATTTGACCCCGTGTAATAGCGGGGTTTTTTTTGTCTGTAATTTGCCTAAGCTAATCTCTCGCCTAACAAGCTATCAACTATCTACCATTGCCTAGGGTACTACTAAGCCTACAAAGTCCCGTTATATCGTAAATGCTGAAGCCTAAGAGCTATCGAAACCATATAGCCATCCCCCTAGCTTGCCTAAGCTTAATTCTGTGGGGTTTTCTATCTCTTTTGATGCTCTTGTAGGGGGCCTGATTTATGTGGTCTTAGAAGGTCTCTGGAGTCTTTAAAATATTTATAAGATATTGTTTTACCTATGGAATTCTTTACAGTTCTATGTAGTATTTTGCTTATAAACTACATAGATTTTATAGTATTTTATAGACGTTCATCAGGTAAACTTTATAGAATTCAATAGTTTACACAGTCCTATCAATACTAAAGCCCGTACTTTGTAGCTCTATAAAGTCCTTGCATATCAATAGCTTGCGCATAGATCTATAAAGTAGGGTAGGCAGGATGACCATCCCCCTCCCCCCCTATATATACTAAAACACTTACATTTTAAAGACTTTTAAGTGTTAATTAGACTACGCAAACAGTTGACGGCCTATTAGGGAGGCTACAAAGACTACGAAGGTTGGGTCGGGAACTGTAAAGTATGAGTATAAATGTAGGGTCGGGCCTATATAGTAGTTTAATAGATGTAACCGGGGTGACCAGTTCCTTCATTATACTGTTCAAATCACAATCTGTCAAGTAGTATTGACAAATCCTCTACACAACCTATAATACTCTATAAGGAGTACAAACTTATGTCGAACTTACCAACCACAACCAGAGAACTAACCGATAAGCAGCAGAAATTCCTTGATAATATCATAGAAACACAAGGAGATTTAAAGTTATCTGCTGAGTTAGCGGGTTATTCAGGTAATCACTACCAAGTATTGCGTAGTCTTAAACATGAAATAGTAGAATTAGCCTCAGATGTCTTAGCTAGGGAAGCTCCTGCTGCTGCTTTTAAACTTATTGATATGATGAAAAGCTCTAGGGCTGTACCACAGGCTAATGTAAAGTTACAGGCCGCACAGACTATATTAGATAGAGTAGGTGTGACTAAGAAAGAGAAGATTGACATAAACCATACAGTTACAAATAGTATTTTTATACTTCCTGAAAAGAAAACAATAGACATTACAAAAGAAAACTACAAAGAAGTCTATGAGTAAGCCTAATAGTCCTTTAGTCGGACTAAATAGTCCTTATGGACTAAACTATATTAAAAGAAAAAGCTCTACTATACCCTTTGGATATAAAGAAAGTGAAATAGAAGGGTGGTTCGCTCCCGTTCAAGAAGAACTTGATGTTCTATTCAAGTTTCTTACTCAATTAAAGAATAAGAGAGTCTCGTTAAGAGAAGCTTCTACTTTAATAGAGCAAGAATCAGGACGTAAGATTAGTCATGTAGCTTTAAAGTCCTATCTAGATAAGGATATGTGGGATATATTCCCTGATAGGTTTGAACAAAACGAAGATGGTTCTTTTATTATAGGTACTTCAAAGAAACCCCGTAAAAAAGGAGGTAGGCCCAAAGGATCTAAGTCTGGTTATACCTATTCAGCAGAAGAAAGAAGAAAAAGAGACTTAAAGAAAAAGAAAGCGACCCTACAAAAAGCTAAGAAGTCTTTAGAAGCTCGTACTAAACGCTTACAATCAGAAGAAACTCAATTAAAGAAAGCAACAACTGACTCTAAAGAAGGTAAAGTAGTTACAGAAGAAGAATTAAAGCAGACTACTCCTTCTGTATCTGAGAGTCTAAACAATTCCCATGTTCTTTTCCATGCAAACGAAGGCCCACAGACAGACTTCTTAGCTGCTTCAGAGAAAGATGTTCTTTATGGAGGCGCAGCAGGAGGTGGTAAAAGCTTTGCGATGCTTGTAGATCCTTTGCGCTACTGTGATCGTAAGGTACACAGAGCTTTGATTCTTAGAAGGTCTATGCCTGAGCTTAGGGAGCTAATAGATAAGTCCAGAGAGCTTTACCCACAGGCTTTTCCCGGATGTAAGTTCAGAGAAGTAGAAAAGGTCTGGAGTTTTCCTAGCGGAGCCAAGGTAGAGTTTGGGTTCCTTGAACGTGATGCTGACGTATACCGTTATCAAGGACAAGCGTACAGCTGGATTGGCTTTGATGAGATTACACACCTACCTACAGAGTTCTCTTGGAATTATCTAGCCTCACGATTAAGAACAACTGATTCCAGCATTATAACGTACCTAAGATGTACGGCTAACCCCGGTGGTGTAGGCGCACATTGGGTTAAGAAACGCTACATAGACCCTAATGAGATGAATAAAGGCTTTAAGGGAGCAGACGGGCTAACACGAAAGTTCATACCTGCTAAGTTAGCAGATAATCCTTACTTAGCTAAGGACGGAACGTATGAGGTTATGTTAAAATCTCTACCTCCTACTCAACGAAAGCAATTACTAGAAGGAAACTGGGATGTAGCCGAAGGTGCAGCCTTTACAGAGTTTGATACTGATGTCCATGTTATACCTCCCTTTTCTATTCCGATAGGGTGGGAAAGACTTAAAGGAATTGACTATGGTTATGCAGCAGAAAGCTGTTGCCTATGGGGAGCTTTAGACGTAAATGATGGAACCTTAATAATTTATCGAGA